CAATACGGACATGGCTGATTCCAGTGCATCGGCCATGTCATCCGGTCGCACGGAAATCTGCTCGGACTTGACCTGTGCCTCTGCGGCACTCCTAAACTGGTTTCTGGTGAGCCCGTAGGTGAGTTCTGTCAGTCCGACTCGCTTGTCGAACATCTCGGAGACAGCCTGGATAATAGTGAACAATTCCGGCGTTACCTGTGGCAACTGGAAAACGCTCACCACATCGTCCACGGTCTTGCCAAGCGTCTCGGACAACTCCAGTAGGGAGAACCCGGACTCCTCATGCTTGAGGACTTGATCCTTGATGTCGTCGCCAGCCGCCTTGGAAACGCCAACCAGCGTCTTGCAACTGGTCATAATCCGGGTGGCGAGGAACGATAGGGCCCAATTCAAGAATTTGAGTTCCGGCAGGCCCGGCTTCAGGTGGCTGATCGGCCACGAATACCCAGGCTTGCGGTGGAACTGGAGCGGCGTGAAGGGCCAGCCGTTCAGGTCGGCATAGAAGGGGATCGGCCACCGGGTTCGGGTGAACAGGCTGTTGGGAAGCCCGGTTTCATCCGGCTCCTCCAGGGCCACCGCCTTCGGGACGTTCAACGGGTACTCGACCCCCTCGGCAATGACCAGATAGCAGTTCTGGCCCAGCCCGTCGAACATCTCCGCAAACTCTTTGGGGCTGTCCTTGAGCGAGTGGCCGAATCCCGTCTTGGAATAAATCTTCCAGTAGACGATGAGGTCATTGGTCTGGCCGTTCTTCTTTTTCGTCTTGTAGTCGCGGTCATCCTCCTTCGACCGGGACACATAACTTTCCAGATGCCCCTTCAGTTCGTCCTTGGACAAGCCGTACTTGGCCGCCACTTCCCCGATGGGATGAACGCAGCGTCTGGCGCACCACAGGATGTCCTCCTGCTCGTCGGCATCCGGGTCCATCAAGAGGTTGTCTACGGAGTCAAAGAAACTCCCGATCATCCCCACCGGGGCCTCGGACTCGCCGCCCATCTCGACCAGTTCGGTCCACCAAGTCCCCATCCCCTTCAGAATGCCCTCGTCCACAACCTTGCGAGAATGCTCGCGTAGATTGCACTCGACCGGGGTGTAGTTGAGGTAGGCTTCCAACAGCCCGCTGACCGTGCGGCGAATCTCCTCGACCATGCCAACCTGTTGGCTCATCTGGATGAACTGCTCGATCCGGGGGTCAGGCATCGGCTGCCCCGTCATCGGGTCCATCTGCGGCGGCTGGCTGGGGTCGATGCCCAGAGCCGTGGGCGGGATCACCGGGAACTTCTTGGGGGTGACCGTCCGCACCGGATTGCGGGAGTAGATCACCGAACCCAGCAACTTTACGGCCTCAAAAGCCCGGTTCAGAGTCATTCTGAACGAGGGGGGGCTGATCTTGGAGTAGGGCGTCCCACCCTTCGGATTCCAGAACCAATCGTTCCCGCCGTCAAAGAACTGCATCGACTCGCGGGCATCTTCCGCGAACGGCCGCTTGTGGGTGCGGGCCATTTCCAGTTTCTTCAGCCAGCCGGTGGCTACAGACCGCAGAGCCTCTTCCATCCGCTTGCTGTCGATGGCGTCGGCCGGCGGCTCGTCCAGCACCGAGGGGTCACTGGGAGCGAGGGGGAGTTCTGGCGTCAGGGGCTCGTCCATCCGATTACCTCCCCCGGATGCAGGCATACCACATCCCATTCGGGCCTTGGGCAGTTCCCTGATCCATGATCTGGATTTGGCCGTAGTAGCAGCAATTCCGAACGGCGGCTTCGGGAGTCGATGCCATACCGATCCCCTCCATCATTCCGCCGTGGCCGCCCATGTGCTGAAGTCGCCCCATCCGGGCACAGGCTTCCGCTACACCCTGCGCCGTGTTGGTCACGGCCCGGACGACATTCTGAACCGGCTGGCCGGATTGATACTGCCGCCGGGGACGGGCCTCGGCCACGCTCATGCACAGGCCGAACGCACAAAGGAAGTAGACAGCCCTCATTCCGCCACCTCCTTCTGGCTGCGAGCCTTCTCGATCTTGGCCTTGACCAGAAGCCCCTGGAGTTCCTTGAGGGCCTTGGTGTTGGGATGAAGGTCGAAACAGCCCCACTTCTGCCACTGGGGGGCCATCTCCGATTCCTTCCAGAACGGGTCCGAAACGTGGCGAACCGACTTCTTTTCCACGAAGCCAGCCGCCTGGGTGAACACCAGAATCGAGATAGCCTCGCGGCCGGGCCTCTCAATCACCCATCCCATCACGGGATTGGCGGGATTGTTCGGATCGTCATACCAATTCACCAGATCGCCAACCGTCACCTCTGGCATGGTGTAATTCGCCATTTGAGCCTCCTTCAAAGGGTTGGCTATAGGCTACCGATGGCCCACGGCACGGCAATAGGCTCAAGCGTAGTAGACTTCCGATGAGTACGAGGCAGGGGCCAGATACACCACCCCGGCCTTATTTTTTTCCTTGTCCCTCCTGGCCTTCCAATCCATCCACCAGGGCCGCTCGACTGCCGCAACCGGCTTGTGGTAGCGGGGCTCATAGGCCATGAGGTAGCGGAGGCAGTCCACCAGATGGAACTCGCCTCGCTTGTTGGGCTCGTCGGTCACGATGGTCTGGCCGCCCACGTTCACCGACTTCTTCTTGTACCGCTTCAACTCCCGCTCCAGATTGGGGCAGGCTCCCCGGAGAACCCGGAGGAACGCGGTGCCAGATGGGCGAACGTGGAGGGCCGACCGGACGCTGGACAGGCCAGCCTGAACGTCATCGCAGCCGGGGACGAAGGAATGGCCGCTGGTACGGGACGACACATTCAGGGTCGCCAGCCGCTCGGTGTATTGGTCTTGGGCCGACCGGCCTGAACCAATGTCGGTCAGGCGGGCACCGTGGGAGTCGATCAAGAAGGTGTAGAACTCCTGCCCGGAAACCTTCTCCTTGAACCGATCCCCGAAAATCAGGGCATTGCAGTTCCGTATGTAGAGTTCGTCGTAGAGAAGGCAGAATTCCCCGGAGGGAGGGATGGCCGCGAACAGGACCGCCGTGACCGCATGGCCGGGGTCGATGGCCGCAAACCGGCACCAATCGGCCGGCACCCGCTCCTCGGGCAAGTCCTTCCGATTCATTCCATGAATGCCGGGACTGTAGTTGGGGTAGACCAGAAGGGAGTCGAAGGTGAATTCGCCCTCGGCCCGCATTCGGAGATTGTCGTCCCCAAGAGCCGCCCACCGCTCCAGCATCACCTTCTTTTCGGCATCCTCAATAAAGGGGTTATCGAGAAACCTGAAGGTGAATCTCTGGATATGGCTCAAGCCTTGCTCCGCAGCCCTATCGGCCCGTTCCGCTAGGCTCAAGAGAGCGTCCGAACGGCTATGGGGCATCGCAGACCAGATCATGCGGCCCCGTCTATCAGCCAATCGTGCCTGCATTTCAGGCACCCAGTTCTCATTTGACAAGTCCTCATCGAAAACGCAAAGGTCGAGTTGAAAACCTTGGGGCGGATCGCCTTCCGATGAGAAGAAGTACAGAGTCCAGCCATTGATAAGTTCACAGGTCTGGATGTAGTTGGCACTTTTGAGTACCCAACTGGTGTTCTTGATGAGGCGGGGCGGAATCAGGGGCGGGGCAGGCTTGGCTTCGGACTTCCGGTCCTTGTCGTTGATGGGGTGATAGGCCCGCCAATCCCCGGTCTTCTCGTCCTTGATGATCTTGAATGCGCCGGCCTTGAACAGGTACGGAAAAATTGTCATCCCGATGTGCCGCCACCCGGCCCCGATGATGGCCAAATTCCCGTTTTCCTTGGGGTATTTGCCTGGGATCGGGTGAGTGCCGGTCACCGCCCAGGCCACCTCCATCATCACCGAGATGCTCTTGCCGGATCGGTTGCCACCCAGCACCAGCACCTCATGGGCCATGCAATCATGGACCGGACGCTGGTACTCGTTGGGGATGTAGAGTTTGAGCGGCTCTAACTGGCGAGCCGCCCGCTCCCGCTGGAGGGCCAGCAACTCCTCGCGGGAATGCTGACTGATCTGACCGAGTAAGTCGTCAGGGAGCATGGACAGCCCTGCTCAAGGCCGGCACGGCGGCAAGGTCTTCGGCCGACAGGGAGTTCCCCAAGGCAATCAAGTTCGCACCGGGAATCGAGGCGGTGTCCTGATGATTCTTGATGTACGTCAGGTTCTTGTGGGTAGCGACCACGTTCTCCAGCCGCTGGCTGAGTGCCACTTCCAGTTCCTCGTCGGTCATCAAACTGGCCGGCTTGGTCGTGCCCCCGGTTTCGGCGGTCTTCACCACCAGCCGCATGATGAGTTCAAGGATGGAGGTGCGAATCCGGCCACCGGGAGGAGCGGCGTAATACTGCTGGGCCATCGCAGAGGCCAGCCCCTGAGAGCCGCCAAACAGCGACATCACGCTCTCCAGCATTTCAGAGGTGTGCGGGATGTTGGAGCCGCCGTTCTTGGCCTTGTTCGTAAAGGCCACAACCGCTCGACGCTCCATGCGTTCCAGTTTCCGCTTTGCCCGGAGAGCCTTGTGGCACTTCTGGCAGATCGGCTGGAGCGTGTGCTGCGTACCCGGCACCCTCGGCCAATACTTGGGCGTCAGGGGGCGAACGTCGCCACAGGTTTCGCAAGCCCGCTCTTGAATGCGGGGGCCATCCGGCCGCGATTCGTCTTCCTTGCCATCCATGTCAGCGATCCAGTTGCACTGAATTCACCATAGGGTTGGGCCGCTTGCCCGAGTTCAGCATGGCCATCTGGATGCTAGGGTCGTTCTGGGAGGCGTAGTTCCCAGCCTGTTGGGCCATGACATCACTGATGCCGTGCCCATCAAGGTAGTCGCCCAACTGAGCAACCACATCTGCCGGGAGCATCGTACCCATCAACTCCCTTATGAGGTCGCTCATACCAGCACCCCTCTCAAAGAAACCCTCCGGGCAAAGAAAGCCCCCTCCCCGGTCGCAGCGGTGGTTGCGGTTCCGGGGAAGGGGCCCCTGTGCCAAGGAGTCAGTTCAGTCAGCGTAGATGCTCTTGACGGCAGCCTCGGCGGCAGCCTCATGCGCCGCGTCGGCAGCCTTCCGGGCAAACCGGCCAGCCCGTCGCTCGGCCTTGGCCTCGGCAACGGTGGCACGATAAGCCTTCCACGCATCCTTGCGGGTGGCACCCACACTGACGGGACCGCCGGCCTCGTAAATGTCCACCTCCTCGGTGACCTTCACGCTGCCGCCGTCCACCTTGATCTTCTCCTTGACGATAACCTCGGCGGGCTCGACCACCACCTCCTCCTCGACCACCACAACCGTCGGGGTGGCTTTCTTGGAACCGTGGCAGTTGCTGCCGGCCATCACCTGGGTCGAGGCCGCGGCGCAGCCCAGAAGGAAGGCACCGAAAAGAACGCTGCAAGTCTTGGTCATTGGAATCTCCTCAAAGGGCATGGGAACACCGAACAATGTAAGTCACTGAAACACCTGTGTCCAGTATGGAGTGCTGCCTCTGTATGCCAGCCCCACACCAATAGATTCATAGCAGGGGTTCAAGATGTTGGCACGATGGCCTCGGCTATTCATCCAAGCGTATTGCACCGACTCTGGGGTACGTTGCCCAAAGGCCACATTTTCCCCATATCCCATCCGGCTATGGTGCATCTTCGTCCTCGCCTGAATCATCGACCACCTCTCCGCATCCGCCATCATCTTCGGATTCGGGGTCAACGCCTTCAGGCCCCGGCGCGTCCGCTCCTGATTCACCAGTGCAATCACCGTCCGCTCGGGCGTAGGAGCGGGCGTCCTCAAAGTCGGCCTCTTCGGCGTCGGACAGGATGTCGCAACGGGAGGCTTTGTCTGCATCCCGCTCAACGCAAGGAGGATTAGGGCCGCTCCGAAAAGAATTCGTCGCATCATCGGCTTCAGTCCTTTTTGGCGGAATCTCCGTAGACCACGGCGAACACCAAGTCTCGACAGATTGAAGCAGCGTTCTTAGCACCCTCTCTCTCCAAAGCATTTCGCAACTCCATGAGTTGAACAACGGTCGTAATGTCGAAGTCGGTCTTCTTGCTTTTCCCGATGAGGCCCATAACCCAGAAGGTTGCGGCCTTTCCAAAGACGGGAGTCGCCAGGAGAAGGATGCCTACGATCAGGATGAGCGTTTGCTGGCTGAACAGGTCGAGCATTTCAGTCTCCCTTTGTGCCAAGTTGCGCAAGACGGTCAGACTGCCATTCTACAAACGCCTTGAGCCGTGTCATATCGGCGTAGCCTGGGTCGCGCTTCTCAACCACCTTCACCATCTCTTGGACGTACCCCTCCATCTCCTTGGCGTGGGAATACGTTTCCCACCGTTCTTTCCCCAGCCCCAGTTGCTTGTGGGCTATGGTGCCGTGGATATAGGCATTGTGTTCGTCCAGCAAGTAGATGGGGCTTCGGTTCCAATCCTTCCGCTGTTGGACGAGATAGAGGTCGAAAATGCGGCCCCGCTTCTCCGGGGGAACGCTATTCGCCACTTGCTCGATGGTGATGTTGGGGTGCTTGAGGACGATCCCCTTGCCGTCCAGCAAGTAGATGCCGTGGGCCTGGGTGGTGGCGTGGAGCCGGTTGCTGACCCCGTGAGTGAGTTCGTGAACGTGGGTGACCAGATCGTCTGGCTCGCGGGGGTCAGCGAAGTAGTCCGGGTTCTTGACCCGGCAGTACAGGTCCGTGAGGATCGGCACCCGCTTGGACACCGGCAGGGTGACCGGCGGGCAGGCACCACTCAAGAACTGCAAGGTCGGCTGTTGCTTGAGAACGCTGAACGGCTGCACAACCTTGGGAGGCGGGTCCGGGGTCCGCACCAAAGTCGGCCCGCGTTGCGCCTGGAGCGGCCTTATCGTAAAAGCCGCCACCGCCATGAGGGC